GCACCAGACTTAAAATCTGTTGGGAGTTAATCCCGTGGGGGTTCAAGTCCCCCCTCTCCTACTGCACTAAATAAGTGCGAGCGCCAATTTAGCTCAGCTGGTAGAGCACCGCTTTTGTAAAGCGGTGGTCAACGGTTCAAGTCCGTTAATTGGCTTTCCATCTTCGGATGGGACGGAACTCTGGGGGCACCTGGAGGTCTGTATAAATTAGTTTTACATGTGTTGTTATACTTACACCGAGATCAATAGCGCGCCGGAAAAAGTATTACAAGGATATGAGACTAATTTAAGTAGGACTGGTTTATAGGGAACGATAGAACAATCCTTCCGTAACTATCTACTTTGTTCTACATTATTGAGGATTATTGGGAATGGTGGAATGACCAATCCAAAACGATTTTTCTCATTAGAGTTAGTTTTTAACAAACTAATTCTTTCCCCCTTTGGATCGCTGGGAATGGTGGAATGACCAATCCAAAACGGCGATCCTATCGCTTAAGTGGCGGAATTGGTAGACGCGCTTGGTTTAGGTCCAAGTGGAGTAATCCGTGGAGGTTCAAGTCCTCTCTTAAGTACTTTATTCACCCAATTATGAAAATCAATCTTTGGTATTCAGAAAACAGAAGACAGTGGCGTTGGACATTGTGTGATGATAGCGAAAGAATGAGGCAAGAATCAGGTCAACAGCCTTTTCTTCGTGATGCAATGGAAGATGTTGCAAATACTGTAGAATTTATGTTACAATGCAAACAACCTGAGTAATTTTACCCAGTGAAGAGTGAATTTTATATAGATAGAGTAGATAAAGATTCTTGTAAAGATCTTCTTTATAACTATCACTATCTAAAAGACGAATCGAAAGACTTCAAATCGGGATTTAATTATGGACTTTTTAAGCACACTGAGTGGGAATGCCCTCTTAGGATTGGCGGCTGCCTTGCTGTTTGCATTTTTACTGGGTTCCCAGTCCCAGAACTTGGAGTGAGTGCGTTTGGTTTGAGTAGAGATGATCAAGAGGGTTTATTTGAACTTTCTCGTCTTTGTATCAGACCAGACATACAAAAAGAAGAATATAATATAACATCATGGTTTGTTAGTAAATGTATTAGGAGGTTTAGGAAAGATGCAAATGTTCGTGCTATTCTTAGCTACGCTGACTCTTCTCACCACTCTGGAACTATCTACCGCGCTTGCAATTTCAACTATTTCGGGTTGACTGATCAGAAAAAAGATTTCTATTATTCCGATGGAACAAAGCATTCTAGGGGTTCTGTAAAAGGTTTAGATGGTGAATGGAAAGACAGATCTCGTAAGCATAGATATATGCTAGTGTTTGATAAAACATTAGACATTAAGTGGAACCCCCAAGAATGGAAGCGATAAATAGATCATAGAATAGTATTAACAGAGAAATACAATGGGTCTTAGCCGCTTAGATAATTTTCTCAAGAACACCAAGGGAGAAATCCTGTATGTAGATCCTTCTAGTTTAGACTCTACGGATAGCGTTGAAAACCAGGGTAACTCCTTAGCAAGACCCTTCAAAACTATTCAAAGAGCACTGATGGAGGCTGCAAGATTCTCCTATCAGGAAGGAAGAGAAAACGATAGATTTGGAAAAACAACAATCTTGCTGTATCCTGGTGAGCATATTGTTGATAACAGACCAGGATTTCTTACATCAGAAGTTAGTGGAACTTATTTTACTAGAGCAGGTGATACTACAGAAGACCTATCTCCTCTAGACAGAAATACTAACTTTGATGTTTTATCAGAAAACAACATCCTTTATAAACTGAATAGTGTCTATGGTGGTGTTATTATTCCCCGTGGTACTTCTATTGTTGGTCTTGACCTAAGAAAGACAAAGATCAGACCAAGATATGTGCCTGATCCAGAAAATGATACCATTGAAAGATCTGCTATATTCCGTTTAACTGGCGCATGTTACATGTGGCAGTTCTCTGTCTTTGATGCTGATCCAAATGCGATTGCGTATAAAGATTATACTACTAACACATTTATCCCCAACTTCTCTCACCATAAATTAACAGTATTTGAATATGCTGATGGTAAGAATGAAGTAAACATTGATGATGATCTCCTAACTTACGAATCCGAACAAACTGATCTTGATATTTACTATCAGAAGATTGGTGATGTTTATGGTTCTACTTCTGGTAGAGAAATTGAACCTGAAACTGTTGAAGATCCTCTAGATATTGAAGCAAAGATTGACGAATATAGAATTGTTGGTTCTAGAGGTGCTTCTGTTGGTATTTCTAGTATTAGAGCAGGTGATGGTGAAACATCTTCTAGCACCATTACTGTTACTTTATCCGAAGAACTTGATGGTCTGGACGTAGATACTCCTATTCAGATCTCTGGTGTATCTGTAAATGGTTATACTGGACAGTTTGTTGTTAGTGAGAAAAATAGTGCTACAGAGATTGAGTATAAAGCACCAACTTCTCCAATTACTCCCTTACCTTCAACGTCGGACATCGCTGAAGCAGAACTTACCATTGTCACTGATACTGTAACCTCAGCATCTCCATACGTTTTTAACATATCTCTAAGATCTGTATATGGTACTTGTGGTATGCACGCTGATGGAGATAAAGCGGACGGCTTTAAATCCATGGTTGTTGCTCAATATACTGGAATCGGTCTACAAAAAGATAATAATGCCTTTATCAAATATGATGATACGACAGGAACATATGAAGACTCTACAACAGTAGCAAATCTGTTTAGTGATTCGAGAGCAAGATATAAACCTTCCTATGAAAACTATCACATCAAAGCAAGTAATAATGCTGTTATTCAGATTGTTTCTGTATTCGGTATTGGTTATGCTGTTCACTTCTTAGCTGAGAGTGGTGGTGATCTCTCTATCACTAACTCTAACTCTAACTTTGGTGCAAAAGCTCTTGTTGCTAGGGGATTCCGCGCAGAATCTTTTGCTAAGGATGATGTTGGTTATATCACCCATGTTATTCCACCCCAAGAGAATGTTACTAATGATGTAAATGTAGAATTTGTTTCCTTTGATGTTGATCAGACGACAGGAGTTGGATTAACATCACGTCTGTATCTTTATGAGCAAGTAGTTGAGGCAGAAAAACCAAACAATGTTATTGATGGATATAGAGTTGGCGCAAAAGAGAATGATGAAATAAAAGTAGACATTATTAACGCAGGAATTACTTCTACATTCTCTGCAAAGATTGTAATGCCTGGAACAGAAACTTCTTATGAAAAAGAGTTTACTGTTACTAAAAAGTCGAATGGAATTTCTAATGAGATTACATCAAATACCTTTACTTTTACAGAAACACATTCTCTTGCAAATGGTGAGTCTGTAAGAATTATCAGTGATACTGGACATATTCCTGACGGACTAATTAACGGTCAGGTTTACTATGCAATTACAACAGGACTTTCTGGTAATCAGATTCAAGTTGCTAAGACATTTAATGACGCTTTAATTGGTCAAGAAGCTGTAATTTATTCTAATGAAACTAGTACAGTAAAAGTAGTCTCTAGAGTTTCTGATAAATCTCCTGGAGATACTGGACATCCACTTCAATGGGATTCTTCTAGAACTCAGTGGTATCTTTCTACCTCCGGCGAATCTGCTGATAATGATCTTTACGGATTAATTGTTAATCTAACATCAGATGCTACTCCTAGATCTTATTTCACAAGAACTCCTGATACTAGAGGTCTCTTAGATAGAATTTACCGTCTGAGATATGTTATTCCTAAAGATAACCCTACTGCATCTAGACCACCCATTGAAGGATATGTTCTTCAAGAATCTAGTGGTGTAACAGGTAGTGATGTAGAAAACGAGAAGTATTTTAGCATCTCCTCTAAAGTTCTTAATGATAGTACAGAACTTAGAAATCCTAGATTTATCGCTGATGCAACCTATGCTGGAACTACAGCTACAATCACAACTGAACTACCACATAATCTGACTGTAGGTGATACGATCAGAACTAGACTGATTGAAAGTACATCAAATGAAGATGGTACAGATTCTGTTGGATATAATGGTATTTTCTTTGTAGCAACTATTCCTGATAAAAAGACCTTTACATATACATTAGCAACTGATCCTGGAACATTTACTAGTGATCCAAACACTAGAGATTCTACGCTTCCATATTTTACTAAGTATGAATTACCTGGAACATATGTAATCTATCGTTCTGAAGAAGTTCAGAAGTATATCAAGGACGAGCAAGATGGTATATATCACTTAATTCTTTTAAGTGCATCTAATAATCCTACTGTTTCTCCATTTAATAACGATAATTACGTTCAACCAGTTCAATTCCTGTATCCTCAGATCAATAAAGACAATCCAAAGTCTGATCCTGATGCTACTAAGTCATTTGCAGAATCTGAATTAATTGGTAATGTAATCGTTAATGATGCTCAAAAGAGTATAACAAAGGAATCCATTACAAAACTATATGATGATATAAACATTGGTATTGCTATTACCGATATTGTTTCTACTGCGACTACAACAGGTACTGGTATTGCTCATACATTGTTTACTGAAGTTGAGCATGGATTGAATAGAATTACTTCTTTAAGTATTGATAGTCCTGGTTCTGGATATGGATCTGGTAGTGGTACAGTTCTTTATAATGCAACTTTAGTTGGATTGTCTGGTACTGTTTACGGCACTAGTGCTACTTGTGTAGTTTCTATTGATGGTGCTGGATCCTTGACTGGTATTAAAGTCATGGATGGTGGTCAAGGATATTCTGTTGGAGACAAATTAAAGGTTACTGGAACAGCAACAACAACTGGATTTTCAACTGCTACTGTAAATGTTGATTCAATTTATGATAATACTGGTGATGTAATCTACATCACTGAGATTGCAGATTCTCACAAGCAGTATAACACTCTCTATAGAATTACTGGTCTTACTACAACATATGATGACCAGATCTTTGTTGAATCTATGGAGACAATATCTGGTATTAACACTCTTGGTGTTGGTATTACCGATCTTTTAAGTTCTAAGGCATATAACCTTGGACCTACAATCGGTATTTCATCTCTCTCGTATAATAACATTACGGGTGTTGTAAGCTTTACCTCGGTGGATAATCATGGATTATCGGAAGACAACAAGATTCGACTTGCTGGTGCTAACTACTCTGGCTACAATAAAGATCACATTATTACCAGAATTACAGGTCAGGATTCTTTTGAAGTTAATGTCGGAGTTGGAACAACAGTTCCAAATGCCTTAGGAACAATTAGAGCATTTAGAAATGGATTCTCATCTAGAGGTGGTCTAATTAGTCTTTCTGACCAGAACATTGCTGGTAGACTTATTGATCAATATGGAGGTGTAACTGCACAATTAAGTGCTGCTATTACATCTGCGGATGCAACAACACTTTCTATTACTAATCTATCTGATTATGACTTAGAAATTGGTGATTATCTGCAGATCAATGAGGAAATCTTCAGAATTAAAGAGTCTGTAGATGGAAACCCAATTACAGTCTTTAGAGGAGCACTTGGATCTGTAAGATCAACACATGCTTCTGGTGATGTTGTAAGAAGAATCAAACCAATTCCAATGGAATTGAGAAGAAATTCTATTATTCGTGCATCTGGCCATACTTTTGAGTACCTTGGATATGGTCCTGGTAACTATTCTACAGGTCTACCTGATAGACAAGATAGAGTTCTTGATCAAAGAGAAATCTTTATTGCACAGGCTAACAAACAGAATGGTGGTGTCGTTGCATTTACTGCAATGGATAGTGATGGTAACTTCTTTATTGGTAATAAGAAACTTAACTCTACAACTGGTAGAGAGGATGTATTTGATGCTCCTATCATTACCATTACTGGTCAGGATGTTACCACTGGAAATGAAGCAGGATTTGATGCTCAAGTATCCTCTGAGATTACAATTACAAGATCTCTGAAGGTTGAGGGTGGTCCTGAGAAAAATATTGTTTCTGAGTTTGATGGACCAACTATTTTCAATGAAAAGATTACATCTTCTTCTGATGATGGTGTAGAACTGAAATCCTTGTTCATGCAAGGTGAGAATAAGATCTCTAGAAAGTATACAAACTCTCCATCTAAACCAACTATTGCTGGAAACCCTGGAGACATTGTTCTTAATTCTCAACCAGACAGTGGCGGAACTCTTGGATGGGTTTATACTGCTGATAATATTTGGGAAGACTTTGGTCTTGTTTCTGATCAAGGATTAGCCCTATCCAGAAACGTTGGACTCACAACTGATGGTGCAAGTTATGCTGGTATTGCAACCAACATTAACTTCGTAGGAACTGGTATTTCTATCACTGCTGATGTTGATATTAATTCTGGAGTTGGAACAGTTTCACTCTACTCTAGTTCAGTTGAACCCGAGTTCTTGATTGTTGCTGGTGTTTCTACATTTAATGATGATGTAATTTGTAATGAAACACTATTCTCTCAAGGTGGATTTATTGCTACAACTGGTGTTTCTACATTCTTTGATGATGCTATCTTTAGAGAAGGTATTGCGGTATTTAATGGATTAGAAGCAGATACTGCTACTATTTCTGGTACTATTGTTGCTACAGAAGTAAATACAACAACATTCTCTAATACATCCTCTGCCTTTGCTGGAAGTATTTCCGCTGGTAGCACGTCTGATACATCAAACAGAACAATTCAAGTTCTAAGTGGTGATAATACTAATGCTGGATTTGAAGCATACGGTGCTACTCAAGGTACTGGATACTTACAGATAGGATCTAGAGCAGATAGGGGTGGTGGTATTTTCTATAATGGAAACCTTTCTCCATCATTTGCAATCGATGAAGAAGCAGACACAGTTTCTTATTACAGAAGATCTTCTGGTGTAAATTATGTAGTGTTCTCTCACCCATATAATAGTGATACGGTTACTTTTGAAGGAGATGTAAATCTCGGTAATCTAAGCGCATCCGATATAACCGCTACTGGAAGTGTTTCTATCACTGGAAGTATTTCTACTGTAACAAATATCAATTCTATTGGTGTTTCTACACTACCTACGATCAATTCTGATACTGTTAATGTTAATCAGAAGTTGTCTATTCTTGCTCCTGTTGATCAAAATATAGTTTCTCTTGGATCTTCAAATATTATTGATTGTTCTCAAGGAAATTATTTCACAGTAAGTGTTGGAGCTGCAACTACATTTGAATTTACAAATGTTCCATCTGGAGTTGTTTATGGTGCAACTTTAGAAATTACTCACAGCTCTGGTGCAATTACATGGCCTACTTCTGTTAAGTTCCCAGAAGATCAAGCCCCAATTTTACAGACGGGCAAGACACATCTCTTCATGTTTGTTTCTGATGACGGTGGATCCAGATTTAGAGCAGCAGCACTGTTTGATTTTGAAAACTAAGACAGTTTGAAATCTGTCCACTTGCACCTCCACCTTCGGGTGGGGGTGTTATAATATGTGGGTAAACAGGAAAGTCATGAACTCTCTGGAGAAATTGATTTTCATTGCATCTTTCATGTTTATGATGCAGTGGGGAACCCGTGTAACTTCGCTTGCGATCAATGCACTGTATTGAAATGTCTGGTTACAACTACAGCAAAAACCGCTGTAGGGATACAGTTTTCTGGTTTCTGAGTAAGTACCTTCCCAATCATAAGATTACAGTTTCTATTCATCATCGTGGAATGGTTCGTGATGGTGTAAAGGGATGGATTTCTGTTACTGATTGTGATTGGAGACCTAGAGAGTTTGAAATTGAAATGCACAATAAGTTGACTATTGAAGATTACATAACTACACTTCTACATGAGTTATGGCATCTTTATCAGCATGTAAATGGATCTCTCAGGGACAAACGAGGTAAAAGATTCTGGAGAGGTATTGATCATTCTGATACCGAGTATTCAGATCAACCATGGGAAATCGATGCTTACAAAATGGAAAAAGTATTGTATAATGAATACTTAAACCCAAATACTCAAAATACCTTCTTTTCTAACCGCCTAACTACTAATGTCTAAGAAAAAGTTCGTTTGCGTAAGTCCTCTCTCTAAAAAAGCAAAAAATCGTTTTGCTAATGAGATGGACCTATTTCATTCTTGTGAAATAGAAACAGAAGAAAATAATATGCTTTTTCTAGCATCTTTGAATAGAAAATACTTCTTTTGGGTTCCAAAAAGTGGTAATGAACACTGGAGAGTTGAAAAATGAGTGACAACATTAATTACAGCGAACACCACAACACTAGAAAAAGAACATGGAATAATCTTCATCCCGACTATGTAATAGATCCCGATGAAGATGTTGTTGTTTCTATGTTTCATGTTCCAATAGCTCACGTAAAAGTGAAAGATTGGCCACGTAAGAAAGCAAAATTACTAAAGATATATGAAAACACTTTATCAAACTTTAATAGAGATCATGATGATCCATTTGATGTAACAACAGATTTTCATTACAATGAATATGGAGATAATGGTTCTGGAGCTGAAACTTCTTATAGAGAAACGGTTAATACTCTTTTAGATGAAGAACTTGCTACACTAGAAAATCTATTGCTTCCTTCAGATCGGTGTATTGATAATTTTACTGAAGCTCTTGGTTTAGAAGAAGGAGTCTATTTTAAAATAACTAATATTTGGTTTGAAAAATCTGAGAAGTATGGACAACATACTCCACATACTCATGGGTCTCGCGGTTTTAGTTGTGTTTTATTTGTTAATTATGATAAAGAAGAGCATAAACCAACAGTTTATATGAATCCATTTACTAGTTATTTTTATGGAACTAATCCAGATTGGACTTGTCCTGAAGCTGAGGAAGGATCTTTGCTTTGTTGGCCAGCTCCCATCGTGCATTATACTTACCCAAATGGTTCGGATGCGAATCGTTTAGTATTGTCTTGGAATATGTCTATTATTGATGCAAATGGAGGAGTTTTAGAATGATTAGTTTTGATAAAACCACACAATCTGGAATATGTTACTTTCCCCCTCCATTCGTATCTTTTCAAAAAGTCGAAAAACATGAAGAAATCAAAAAACAATTAACCCCTCAGATTGAAGATCATCTTGAGAAAAATTCTGATATTATCAAAAATGAATGGGTCTGTGATGTAATATCATCATTTCATTTTGGTGAAAACGAATTTTTATTTCAAAATGAACTTTTGATTGAGGCAATTTGGAATGCATATAATAGTTGTCTTGATGGTTTAATATGCGATAATTGGATACCAGAAACTACTGATCTAAGATCAACTACACTAGTTGATATGTGGTATAACATATATAAACCTGGTGGAAATCAAGAAATTCACACTCATAAACCTTTTGAATTTTCTGGAATTTATATATTAGATGATACTGAAATTAACAATACACTATTTTGGTATGAAGCAAATATGTTTCCCTCAGGACTAAACTCCTATATGTGTTCTAACAATCCTTCATACAGTGATACGACGTTTGGTGAAGTTGGAGAGGGGTACATAGTTATTTTTCCTGGATCTTTGCCTCATTATGTTCCAACTGTAAAAAATAGGAAAACCTCCATCTCATTTAACTTTGAGTGTAATGATACATGTAATACTCATGGTGGAGATGAATGAAAAAGGTAAGAGTAGTAAAAAATTTTGTAAATTCTAATGAAATTTTACTATTGAATAAATGGTCTTTGCAAAATTATAAAAATAATCCTGGCAACTATATGGATGCTAATATGGATTCAATTCGTCCCAGAACAAGATTTACTACTAGATTAGAAAATTCTCGCAATCATCATAAAGAAAGGATTTCTATAGATTACCCGAAAGAAGCATATACTATTAGAGATAGAATTAAAAGTAAGTTTGGATTATGGAATTACGAATCTCCACCATCTTTTGTTGATGGTATTGTTAATGGTATTGGTTTTGGTGAAGGAGCTATTGATGAACATATAGATCCAGTATACTATCCAAACACTCATACTTTACATTGCAATGTAATCTCTCAGAAATCAGATTCTGGTGGTGTTACTATTATTGGTGGAGAAGAGTATGATGTAAATGTTGGAGATTTACTCTGTTATGTTGTTTCTGATGTAAAGCATAGAGTCACCGTTACTAAAGGAAAAACCAACAGAATTTTGTGGGTTTATGGATTCTGTATATCGTCCTATAAAATGGAAGAAATATTTTATGAAAAATTTTCTATTTAAGCTAAGAAAAATATATGATATTTTAGTATATCCTGGACCAGATTTAACCTGGGAGGATGAAGTTGCATTGTATGAGTGGGTTAAAACCTTTAATGAAAGAACTGATAGAATAGAAGATAATCAAGTTTATATACGAGGAGAGATACTTAGACTTGAAAAAAAGATCGATAGATTGTATAATAAATAAGGTATCCTATTTTTTAAGGAGACTTATTTTATGCCCGAAGAAAACGTAAATCTTTCATTATCTAATGATGGAAGTACCGCAGAAGTTAACCTTTCTTTTGATGGAAATGTTGATATTGCAACCAGTAGTCCTCTTCCTACTTCCGAATTAAGAGAATCCATGAAAGAATTTGTGGATATTGTATCGAAAGTAGTTGAGTCAGATATGGCTGATAAAGACGCTTTTGTCTTAATCCGAAAATCTTGGAGAGAACTCAGACAAGAAAAACTAAAATTTTACCCAGTAAAACAAAAAAAGAAAAAGAATAAACTTAAATTGAAGAATAAGAAAAAAGGAATTATTAAAGGCAAAAAGAGAAAAAACAAAAAACAAAAAAAGTAAACTAGTGTAGGTTTTATTATGAACATCTGGGAACACAATGATTTGTCTAATATCCAAGTAGAGGATTTTGAAGACTCAAAAATATACTGGATGGATGATTTTTATAAGTATCCAGATTTAGTTTATGAAGAAATAACCAGAGAGGAACCTCCTCTCTGGAAATATGGTGAAGGTTGGAATACTGAAGGAAGTCAAAACAACATTCGTTTTATTGATGCCAGATGGAGTGAAGAAAGAGAGGGATTAGATCTTCCATATCAATCCCTCAGTAAAATTTTTAATCAACCCTCTAGTGATGAAGGTTTTTTAGTTACAAATCACACTAGATTTTTTACTGATGAGCAATCTTTAGAATTTAATAATTATAAAGATAATTTCTGGTGGCCTCATACGGATAGTGGATATAATGCGATTGTTTATCTAAACAAATCTGAGGATGGATCTGAATATGGAACAAACTTATATAAAGTAAAGGATGAAGAACTTCTTCCGACTGAAGGTGAACCAGAACATGCAAATCCCTGGCATTCTAAAGATAACTGGGATCTAATAGCAGCATTTAAGTCAAAATATAATAGAATGGTTGCTTTTAATGGATTTATATATTATCATGGAATGAGTGTAGATTCTGATAAATGGTTTCATGAAACTAGAATAAATCAAGTTATGTTTTTTGATGACGAAAATTTTGAGAGATGAGGAGTTTGTATGGCGTATAATTTAGATCATTATCATGGAGACGCTGTTACTCCAGTAGAGTCTGAAAATATAGAATTTGAAGACTTTCAAAATGAAATTATTTTCTATAATAAGGTTTGGACGGCATTTCCAGCAGACGTTGATAATGAAGAAATAATTAAAGATTGTTATGATGCTCAAATACATCTTCCTGGAACACAAAGATCTAATGCTGGTGGATGGCAGAGTGAAGTTAGACCTCTAACAGAATCAGTTTTTAGAGCAACTCTTCCTCATGTTTATGATCTTGGCGTTAGAGCTGTAGAATTCTCTAATAAATGTTCTGAAGAACTTGGTTCGGATATAGAGTATAATTTAGATAGTGCTCATTTGTGGGTCAATATCAATAATCAGAATGACTATAATGTTATACATTCGCATCCACATTGTGATCTTATTGTATTATATTACGCTATCCATGAAAAAAGTATGGGAAATCTGCATTTAGTTAGAGCAGATGGATCATGTCATGTTTCTACTTTTATGGGTGTGAATGATTCTCATGAATATATTGTAGAACCAGAAGAGGGAATGTTTGTCGCTTTTCCTCCGCATCTTTTACATTACGTTGATCCAAATCAAACAGGAAACGATAGAATTTCTATATCTTTCAACATGGCTGCTGTGAATGGATAATAATATAAACTTCTGACTTATAAATAATGAAAAAGAAATGCCTAGAATATAATGTCGATCCTACAAGCTGACGGTATACAATTTGGTTCCGACTCTACCACTTTGGATTCATTATATGGAATTATACCCCAAAATTCTGTAACCGTATTTTTTGAATCTGCTGCTCCAACTGGTTGGACTAAGTTAACAACACACGATAATAAAGCACTTAGAGTTGTTACTGGAACTGGTGGAGGATTTGGTTCTGGTGGAACTTCTGGTGTCGGAGGAAATCCTTTTACCGATACTTTTAGATCTGTTCCTATTACTGGAACTGTAACTACTTCTGGAACTGTAGGTGGACATACTCTGAGTATTACAGAATTACCTTCTCACTCTCACGCTGCTGGTTCCGCTATTGGAATTAACCCTCAACCTGGATCTGGAGTGAACGGAAGAGATACAAATACTTCAGGACCAGTTACAGGTTCTGTTGGTGGTGGTTCAGCACATACTCACCCATTTACGGGATCTCCTTCTCCATGGACGGCAAGTATTGATATGAATGTTAAATATATTGATGTTATTATATGTCGTTTTAACTGATATTGGAGGAGATAAAATACAATGTCTATTTTACAAGCAGATGGCATCCAATTCAGTGATGGATCAGTCCTTAACAGTTTTTATGGGATAATTCCACAAAGTAAAAAACTAGTCTTTTACCAAGCTGCTGCTCCTGTTGGTTGGTCGAAAACTACTACAGCTAACGATGATGCATCGATGCTACAAGATCAGAGTATTGATAATGTTAGTATTAGATTAGTTAGTGGATCATCTGGTGGGCAAGTCAACACGCTCTTCGGCACCATCGGTGATTTTACAACAGCAATGCCTGCGACTCCTAAGTCGTTTGATCCATTTCCTGTATCACGAGTCACACAGTTTCAAGGTGCTGTAGAACCTCATACCTTGATTACTGATGAAATACCTTCTCATAGTCATGAGATAGGAAGTAGAGAAGTTGATGATGGACCTCCAGCTCCTACAGCATATCAAGCAACTTTACAAAGATCATATGCAGATAGATCTCCAACAAATCTTCAAACTGCATATCAACAACCAGTTGTATATCAACAACCTGTTGTATATCAACAACCTTCTGCATATCAGCAACCAGCTACTAGACGAGCAACTCAACCCGTACAGAATCCAAGCACCTATCAGCAACCTACAAATCCAAACCAACGAATAACAAGCCAACAACCCGATTCAACTAACCAAAGAGTTAATGTAACACAAAACCGTAATGAGAGAGTAAGGCAAAGAAATCCAGTAGCAAACTCAGCTAGAACTAGAAATAGTACACGAGTAAATAGACGAGCCTCACAACCAGTAAATAGAAGAAATAGAAATAATGCTCGTCAAAGAAATCCAAGACCACAACCAAATCCACAAAGCCGTAATACTAGACAAACACGTAGTGAGAGGGATCGGGCAAGAAATCGTAATAGACGTGGCCGTAGAAGAAATAGAAGAAGAGTAAGAAGACGCCAAAACCGACAAGCTCCAGTAAGTCGTAATGTTCAGGTAACTAATAATGTTAGAAGAAGGGTTAATGTTAGACGCAGGCAGCCTAATTCAACACAAAATCAGCAACCAAATACAACACCAGTCAACAGACAAAATCCTGTTAATGTGAACAGTAGAGTTCGGATTAGAACCCCTCAACAAAGAGGAGCACAAGTACAGCAACCAAATCCAGTCAACAGACAGACATCTATTCAAAATCCTAATCCAAATCCAATTCAAAATACAACACCATTAAGAACACCATCAACCGCACAACAACCAAATAATACCCGAGTCACTGCTAATACTCGCGTAAATGCAACTAAAAGAGTTAATGCTAATACAAATCAACCAGTAACTGTTCCAAGTAATGTTCAAAATCCTGTAGTTAATTACAGTCCATATCCACAACCATTGATTGTTCCTGGAGATACTATAAGAGGTGATAATACTAATGCTCCAGATACAGCACTGGTTGGTTCAAATCAAGCTCACAGTCACCCATTTACTGGAGGAGATATAGCTCCTCAACTTTCAGCTCCTTCTGGACTTAGTTTTCAGGTTCAGTATATTGATGTTATTATTTGCAGTTTAGACTAAAAAAAGTTATAATTAAATTACATTGAGGTAAATTATGTCTAGTGGAAAATGGTGCCCATTGATTCGTAAAAATTGTGTAGAACATAAGTGTGCATTTTATACACATGTTATGGGACACAATCCTAATACAGGACAACAAGTAGATGAATGGGCATGTTCTATTCAATTTCTTCCAATGCTTTTGATTGAAAACTCTCAACAACAACGAGGAACTGGTGCTGCCGTAGAATCATTTAGAAATGAAATGGTAAAGGCAAATCAATCAAACATAAATATTCTTGAAGCAGCTGCGAACATGTTTTCAACAACGCAGCAAGTTCAAGTTACTGATCAAACATCTGAACAAAAACTAATTACTGATTCTATAAATACAAACACAAGTCTTGGAGATAATCGATAATGAAAGTCGTAGTAATTGTTCCTGATAGAAACATTACAGTAGACAACAGAATGTTGGTGCTGGATCAACATGATTGGAACTTTGATGATTCTCATATTCATGCAATTCATTGGAATGAAACTTCTGGTGAATTAGAATATGTCGATACATCTGCAAATGAAAAATTAACAACTATTGATTTAGTTCAACCATATATTGATAAGTTTTTTGAAGAACTTCCTAGAATTGAAAAAATTAGAATTCAAAGAGAAGAAGAATCTCTTGCTGCTAGAGAATCTCGCGAGCAAAAAATGCGAGAAGAGGAGGAAGAGCAAAATAAAATTCTCCAAAAAATTCGTGAAACAGCGGAAGAAAATAGAAGATTAAAAGAACAAGCTTCTATTGCTTTTGAAAGAGAGCAAGAAGCAAAAAGAAAGCAGGATGAACTTGAAAAGCAAATTGCTTTCCAGGATGAAATAGATCGGAAAAAAGCAATTAGAGAGTCTATTGATCTTGAAATTGCTGATAAAGTGAAATTATTTGATGAAGATATAAAGCAAAAGAAAGAAGAATTGAAAGCTGTAGAAGAAGATATTGTTACTAAACAAGAAAGTCTAGAAAATACTTTTAATAATAAATTAGCGGATCTCTTTGATCAAAGAGGTTCTATGTTATCAATGATTGATGATGAAAGAGCAGAACTTGATAAACAAAGAAGAGAATATCTTGAGTCTAAACGAAAGCAAGATGAACGCGATGAACTAATGCGTGAGGAATTAAATGTACGAAGTGAAACTCTTAGACTAGAAAGAGAAGTCGATCAAAAAGCCCTAGAAGCAGAGAGAGAATCTTTAGAAGCTAGTAAAGTAGAAGCTATTAGATTTCGTGATGAGTTACATGCTTTGGCTGAACATCAAACAAATAGTCATAATGCAGAAGTGCATGAGTGGTTAAGAGAAAGAGAACTAGAGGAAGAAAGACTTAGAGTAGAAGAAGAAAATCTTCAAATAAGAAAAAACCAACTAGAGTTAGAAAAGCGCGAATATCAAGAAAATTTAGCAACTTATAATGCTAAAGAAAGAAATCTTGAAACCATTTTAGAAAATGAGCAAGAAATATATGAAGCCAGATTGTATGAAGAAAAAGCTAGAATAGAGGCAGATAAACTTTTCGATGAACATCAACGAAATGTATTACAAACTGAAGCATTAGACAAACAAGCAACTATGCTTCAAGAAATTTCTGAATCAGGTGATCCCTTTACTCTGTTCTCCGTACTAGATATGGATAACTTTGATGTTACAAATCTTCCAGTAACGGAAATTATAATGTTCTTTAGTAAGATGAAAAGACTTCAAGTTTTCTGCCAGAAGTATGATCTCACTTGGAAGCAGATTAAAAATGATCCAGAACTTCAAGAAAGAATCGAAGATTTCCTGGCTGAAGGTATTGAAGAAGAAGGTGGTGTTGATGGGGGAGACATTTAATAATTAAATTTTATGAATTGATTTTATATGAATAAACAATTATTAGAACAAAACTTTCTTGTTCTTCGTGAATTTATACCTCAAGAAGACGCAAAACGACTTGGAATAAAGTTCAAAGAAGACTGCGAAAAAGTAAATTTTCCTGGAGATACTCAAGCAGAAAACTCACATAGTGTCTATAATTATAAAGATGCACTAGAACTTCTGTGTAATTCTACTAATAGTGTTTCACACATTATAGAAGAACCTGTCCTACCAACTTATACTTATGGTAGAATTTATAAAGAAAATTCTGTATTGAAAAAGCATACAGATAGACCTGCTTGTGAAGTATCTGTAACTCTTCATTTAGATGGTGATCATGTATGGCCAATTTGGGTTAAAAATCAATCTGGAAGATCGCATTGCGTAGAACTTAACCCAGGAGACGCTTTATTATATCTTGGTTGCATAGCTCCTCATTGGAGAGATGAGTTTGATGGTACATGGTATGCTCAATTTTTTATGCACTATGTTAGAGCTAATGGACCAGCGGCAGAATGTTACTTTGATGTAGAACAAATAGAAGGAGTAAGAAAAAATCAAATTATTGATTCTTTAATTGATGAATCAGTAAATAAAACACCTATTCCTAGGCACTTAACTAATAGATACCTTAATGGTATACTTTTAAGTAACCGTGATACTAGAGAAATACCTAATACAGAACAGATTACAGAACAAATTGATCATGAAGAGGACGAAGAAATGAATTTCACAGAAGAAAAAAGTATTTTACAAATTCTTGAAGAAAAGAAAAATAGAATTAGAGGTAACTCTAATCAAGTAGAAGAGAGTAAACCAATAGAATCTGCTTTTGTTAGATTTGATAAAGGAGTAGAACTAAAGAAAGAATCTAATTCATCTTCTAAAAAACTTGATGATTACATTCGTGTTTATGAAAATGCACTATCAGACAGAGTTTGTGATGATATTCTGAATGAATATATTACTACAGATGACTGGAGTCATGCAATGACGGGTGGTGGACTAGATCAAAATGCAAGAAATTGTGATGTGATTGGTACATCGAATAGAGAGATTATGGATAGAAACTTTAATTATCGTAAAATGCTTGACGAAAAAATATATAATTGCGTCAATTCTTGCATGAAAAAATATGAATCAGATTGTGTAAGTAAAGAAGGATTATCTATATCTCAAGACACTGGATATGAGTTGTTGAGATATAGAGAGGGACAGTTTTATGTGCAACACACAGATCATTTCAAACAAAATCCTAGAGTTCTTTCGTGTAGCATTTGTTTGAATGATGACTATGAAGGTGGTGAATTTGCTTTCTTCAATAGATCAATCAAGATAAAGCCTAAGAAAGGAACTGTTATCATGTTTCCTTCTAGTTTTATGTTCCCTCATGAAGTTATGCCCATTATTAAAGGAAATAGATACGCAATTATTACCTGGTTAGTATGAACTATCAAGAGGAATATACTGATTTCATCGGCATTTATAGAAATGTTTTTACTCAAAAATCAACTAATGATTTAATTTCATATTTTGATAAATTAGAGGAGGATAAACATTCGGCAGTTTGGATTTCTGATAGCATGTATGGTGGAGGATGTAATAGACTCGATACTGCTGTAGCAGTAGAGCAGGTTAGTGAAAAGTGGTACGATATAATAAACGAAAGTGTTTATGAATGCTTGAAAAAATATAGAAAAAAATATTTTTCAATGAATTCAATGGACAGTCTCAAACTTACATCTCCTTTTATCAAAGTTCAGAAAACTTATCCTCAAGGGGGTTATCATATATGGCATTATGAAGTCGATGGTATAGACAATATAGCTCGTAGTTTGGCTTGGATTTTATACTTAAATGATGTCCCTGAAGGAGAGGGTGAAACTGAGTTTCTTTTTCAAGGTTTAAGAATACAACCTAAACAAGGGACACTTATTATGTGGCCAGCTCAATTTACACACACTCATAGAGGAAATCCTGTCTATAATTGTGTAAAATATATTGCTACTGGATGGATTGAATATGCGGATGTTCATGAAGGAATTGGTCCATGGAGAATAGATGAGGAGACCGGATATTGTTATTATATGGATAATCCTCCTTTTGAAGATGAAGATACTTGCGAAGATGACGATGATGATGTAATATGTGATATGAACAAACCTAAACGTTACAAACGACTTTCTGATCTAACTTAACTATGGCGCTTTCCGAATCAGTAGAATCTTCTCTTAAAGAAGCAGAAGCAAATCTCCGAAATGCTTTAGCATATGCTGCACGTCAAGAACGTCCAGTAGTTTGTGGAGTTATTGCAGAACTAATTACAAAAATTGATACAGTTATCACGATGGATTCCGTGATGGATAAACTAGAAAACCGTCAGATGGGTGATAGCGGTATGTTTGGTAACTTCTTTACGGATGATGAATGAACTCTAAAGTAATTATGAAGAAACCAACACATTTGTTAGGGATCTTGTATAATATACTATAGTAAACAATCGTAAGTCTATGAGTTTCAAACGAGACGAGCAATCTCTCAAAAAAGAAGAAATCGATTCAATAGAAAAGGCTGTGAAAGAGTCTGGATTGGGTGCAATTCATCCCGATAAGATGGAAGATTGGGCAGAACATCTAGTTAGGAAACTCGTGACGGACGATCATTGAAGTGGCACAGGGGAGCAACCATGCTCCCCTTTTTCATGTATATTAAAAGAGTCAAAGGAATTGCACATGACTACTCAGTTCGCTGATTTTGTTGCTCAACAAGATGCTCGTAACACTATTGAGCTGAACGTCCGTAAGTATTCTCTGATGCTTTGTGATGCTCTTATGGACAACTTTAAGTCCCGCAATCGTGGTGAACTTGCTGGTCGCCCTGCTCCTGTGTATAAGTTCTACATTGAGAGTGGTCGCAAGTATCACAAAATCATTATGGAGATTCCTAATGAGAATCGTGCTCCTTCCCGTAGTGTTCATGCTTTCGTGAATAAGAAGACTGGTGAAGTATACAAACCAGCATCATTCAAGTCTCCTGCTAAGCATGTACGTTTCAACCTTTGCATCATCAGTGATCGTGAATGGTTGCTTGAAAATGCAGATTGGGCAGGTGGTTATCTTTACATGAAATAATGAGAAAAAAGAAAAAACCAGAGATCAAAGTATCAAATTCAAGAAAGAAGGAGTTGTTTCCTCATCCAGGAACATTTCCTATCTTTCTTGAAGATAAAACAGAGAAAAAACGTTGCTGGTTTACTTGTATCGAACATGCACAAAAGTATGTCGATAGATATGAACCAAAGTACAAGTGTTACAAATTCACAGGAAAAATCCAATGAATCTCAATCATCATCAATGGAAACTTGTCTTCGATGCTGTTCGCAAACAACAGGTGAATAGTATTGTCGATGGATCATCTTACAAAGAGTATGATGAAATTCTTAATAAACTCTGGGATCTAGCATATTCAGAAACTTATGCTAATATAGAAATGGTAGAAGATCTCGCACGTTCTAAATTCTAAGATGACTACTTGGAGAGCAGATGTTTTCCCTGATTCCAGTGTTGGAGAAATCAGCGTAGAAGTTGAAGCTTCAACATTTCATGGAGCAGAAAGACAAATTCGTACAATCTATGGCGATGTTCAATACATCCGCAATCTTCGTGAGGTTGGTATGTTTTCTGGTGGTTCTAGCTCCAGTGGTATTGGATGGGGAACAATCGCTGTTCTCTTTGGTATATTTTTATTCTTCGCATATTGGCCCTGGTTCTTACTTATTGGGATAATTTGGTTCATTTGGAATATATTTAAGTAACCAGTTGGTGAGCTGTCCACCCCCTTGTGAAAGGGGGTTTTTTTGTGTATAATAGTTCTAACGACACAAACCAATGACTCTGACGCTTCGCCCGCACCAAGATCGCATCGTTGCTCGGATGCAAACTTACAAAAAAGGTCAGATCATTGTCCCTACTGGTGGTGGTAAAACTCTCACCATGATTGTTGATACTCAGCGCCGTCTGGATTCTATCAACAACGGCACCACGACTGTTGTTGTTGCTCCTCGGATTCTTCTTGCTGAGCAACTTTGCAGTGAGTTTATGGAGGTTATTGATCCTAACAATAGCGATCCTTATCTGCATGTGATGCACGTTCACAGTGGTGAAACACACTACACCAGCACAACTAAAGCAGACAGAATCAATGTGTTTGCTAATTGTGCTCGCAATATGGGCGAGAACTGCATCATCTTTACCACCTACAATTCTCTCCATCGTGTGATGGAAGCAGATATTGAGGTCAATGCTATTTACTTTGACGAAGCACATAACAGTGTAAAGAAGAACTTTTTCCCTGCTACTGAGTTCTTTTTGGAGAACGCAGATCGTGCATATTGTTATACTGCAACTCCGAAACATTCTCTTGCTGCTACCAAACCAGGCATGAATTGGTCTGTTTATGGTCAGGTTCTGATCAATGTTCCTGCTCCTGAGTTGGTCGAAGGTGGTTACATTCTTCCTCCCAAAGTTGTAGTCAAGCAGCTGCCTATGATTAAAGGTCGTAAGGTTGTATTTGCTGATGATTGTAATAACCTGCTGGAGACCATTGATGATAACAACATCAAAAAAACTCTGATCTGTGCTCGCACAACAAAGCAGATTATCACTCTTCTTTCTCAGTCTAAGTTCTGCCTCGAACTTGCTCAGCGTGGTTATTCTTGGATGACGATCACATCTAAGACTGGTGCAATTATTGACGGTCAGAAAGTCAATCGTGAGCAATTTTTCGAGACTCTGAACGCTTGGGGCAAAGATCCTGAGAAAAAATTTGTTGTTCTGCATCACTCTATTCTGTCCGAGGGTATCAACGTCAGTGGACTGGAAGCAGTTGTTTTCATGCGGAACATGGATTACATCGGAATCAGTCAATCCATCGGTCGTGTGATCCGCCTGGGTGGATCTGAGAAGACGTTTGGATTGGTTTGCATCCCAACTTATGATAAAGTTGGTATCAGCACTGCCCGTAAAGTTCAGGCAGTTGTTGATGTCGTTTTCAATCAAGGTCAACCCGCTATCAGTGAGATTCGTCGATGAGTGTAACTATCCTGCAAAAACCTGTTGAGGAGATTGATTCTATAGACCAGACATTTGATCTGGTTTATATGGATCCCCCGTTCGGATTGCAGCGGGATTTTACCATGCAAGAGGAAGATGGTCAGAAGAAAGGATTCTCAGATAAATGGGAATCTTTCGATGATTATACAGATTGGTACGCAAATGTAATAAACTCATGCTGGGCTAAACTTAACAAGAATGGATGGATGTATGCCCACAATAACTTCATGGGCAATGCACTTGTGATGTCTAAAATAGATCGAAAGATCAGAGATTCTTTCTATACAAATATCTCTTGGAAGAGATCTGGACCGAAGAATAACATCAAGAATGGTTGGGGTAACATCGTGGATTCAATCCTGGTGTTTAGAAAAGGCAGTCCATATTTTGAGGTTGAGTATACCTCACTTGATCCTGTCTATGCAGCTAATAGTTTCAAGAATAAGGATGACGTTGGTTACTATGCTCTGGCGAAAGTAACGGGGGAAAAGAGTAGACCATGCGCTAGATTTGAATACAAAGGTTACAATCCTGTTTATGGGTTCCGTATAACAAGGGAAAAACTCGAAGAACTGGACGCGCAAGACCTGCTGCACTACGGCACAAACAATATCTACAAAAAAATCTATTCTCATGAGTCTAAAGGTGTTCCAGTGCAAAATCTATGGGATGATGTATACTTTATCAGCAGAAGTGAGAAGAATAAGCGTAAATATCCCACACAAAAACCCCTGAAATTGTTACAACGTATCATAAAAGCATCATCTGAGTCGGGCGGATGGGTTCTGGATCCTTTCTGCGGATCAGGAACAACAGCAATCGCGGCAATGGAACTGGGTCGGAATTGCATCACAATGGACGTGAATCCCGATGCTATCACCATCGCACAAGAGACAATCGATGAGCTGTCTACCAAATCGACAAATGCCCTCGCTGAGGCATTATATTGACTTCAGTCAAACAAACCACATGAACGACTTTTTCATTGATCTTCCTGGCGAAATTCTTGATCTCACTGATGAGGACATTAACCAATTCTTGGATGAAGAAAACCTTGAGAAAAAGTTCGACCTAAATGAATATATTAACGGAGATTACGATTACTGATGTCTTTCCCAATTCCAAAAGAGGACCAACTAGATCACGAAGAATGGAGGTCATTGATTCACATCATTCGGGATTATGCAAATGATGCTGAAGATGATGAAGAATTTGACTTCTGGGATACCGTGGTAGATAAACTTTATGTTTATCAGCAAGCACAATTCACCGATCTTTCCAAAAACGATGCAGATGACCAGCAACCAGCTTGAGCAACTGAAAGAGAACTACACTCACATGATCATCGATGGGATGGACATGGATACGCTCATCACTTTTGCTTTTGATAGTATCATGGGAAACATCGAAACTTGGACTGAAGATGAAGTTAAGGGAGAAATTATTGATCTTTATGATGAAGAAACTCTTGAAGGATTGATGCCCACCGATGTAATCGAAGTTTCATACGGAACGGAGATGAAAGCAGCCAGTTGAGGAACTGGTCTAAAACCCCTTGATTTTTGTCCCATTCTGTGCAATAGTAGGATCATGAAAAACATTCACATCGAACACCCCGAAGACATGATCCTTACGGGTGATCTGTCTGTTGTAGAATTACTCTACAATTTTGATCAAGTTTCCGTCAAAATGGACGGTGCTCCTGCTATTGTGTGGGGCAAAGATCCTGCTACAGGTACATTTTTTGTTGGGACTAAAGCAGTCTTTAACAAGAAAAAGATTCGCATTGCACACTCTCACGAAGAAATTGACGAGCATTATGCCGAAGAGGTTGCGGATATTCTTCACGCTTGTTTTAATTTTCTTCCTCGCACAGATTCTATCTTGCAAGGCGATTTTATTGGTTGGGGCAATGATCGTACTTTTACTCCCAACACGATTACTTACTCGTTTCCCGAGTTTGTAACACAAAAGATCATCATTGCACCTCACACAGAATACTTTGCAGAGAATGATCTGCGTGATGCTGTTGCTAAACCTTTCACAGAACTTCTTGAAGATAATCAGAAAGTGAAGTGGGTTCAACCTTCTGTAGATTACGTTAAGTATGATGATGAAGCACCTACATTCAAGACTGAAAATGTAAAGTTCTTGGATGAAAGAACTGCTGCATGTTGTAAGAAAATCATCAATGCTTTTATCCGTGAAGGTAAACTTCTGACGTATGAAATGCTGACGTTGATCTTCGATTGTCCGAGACTTGCTGATCTTTATCTCATCCTGATCGAGATGAAAGAGGATCTTATTGACTCTTTTATCATCACAGATTGCCCCACAGCTTCTATTCAAGGACTGAAAGTAAAGCAGGAAGGTTTTGTTATCCATGGTCAAAATGGGATGCAAACTAAACTCGTAGATCGCGAAGTTTTTGCAAAAGCAAACTTTACCATGCCCAAGCGGTGGACGACCTGAGAAGTGGTCTACAGGCGCTTGTAGAGGGGTCTCAGGCGTGTATTATTAAAGAGTCAAAGGAACACACCATGAAACCCTATCCGCTCGGCATCGACAACCCGATCAAGATCAAAGCAGTTTGGGGTTCACATAAGTGGGCACTTTACTGGAAAGATGATCACACTAAGATCGCAACTTTCCCCAATGAGTTTACAGCTTACGAAGCACGTCGCGCCATCATCGAATCTCTCTGAATCATGATCACTTCCAAAGCACAAATGCTCCGCGTGATGAAACAATGCGACGGAGCAAATACTCTCACCCGTGAAGAAAAGTTTCAAGTCTTTGTTAGAGTATGTGATAACATGCTCAAAGAGGGTAGAATGACCAAAGCAACTCACAAACGTTTTACAGAAATCTGGTGATGGTTAAACTAACAGACAAACAACTAGCAATAATTCTCGACGCTGTTGAGGATTATGGCGTTCTAGTTAATGAGGATCTTGCCGACGATTGTGGTGAGATTCTCGACATCATCGAAGCATACCTTTCTAACAAAAACGACCAATGATCATTTACATCGCTGAGAACCAAGGCTGTGCCTACTCCATTTGTAGTGAGGGAGCACTTTATTACACTCCTTTGTATCAAGATGGGAGCATGAATGTTGAGGATTGGACTGAAGTTGATCTGATGAGCTTGATGGGTGAAGAAGAGAATCTTCGCTTTGAAGTTGACGACATTCATGATAAACTTATCTCCATGAATAAGGCAGCAGGTTTCTATTATCAAAATGCTTGAATTACCTGATGATTTCCCACACCAACCCCCAGAAGGATACGCCTACAAAGTTAAATCCTTTAAGCGTAATGTTGTCGCTATTTGGTTACAGCATCCCGATCACTTTAACTATAGCAATGATCGTGTCTCTACGATCTGGGGGTTCTACAATACAAAATCAAGAACCTATTCGTCGCCTGTTAATGCCTCCAAGCAAGGTGATTCAGTAGACATTAACAACACCAGACCATGGACTGCGATGCAAATTAACTACAAAGGATTGGAGTCTTTCTTTCTATGAGAGATCGAATTGTTTTCATGCTTCCATTCTTACAACTTGTGATAGCTATAGTCACATTGTATAAACTTGATCAAACTATGTTGGTGTGCCGATGAAAACCACTTTGACTGTTGGTGATGATGGTGTTCTTACATTCACCGATGAAATCCTGGAAGAACTAGGATGGAAAGAGGGTGATTTGTTAGAATGGATTGATAACAAAGACGGTTCACTTTCTTTGGTAAAGGTTGATGAAGGAGTTTGATTATGAACTCGATTACAAACAACTTGACTTCACAGATGAAGAAACTCGCAAACTTTATCGCATTGGAAGGGGAGAGCAAGGAGTGCTATTGGTACGCCCTTACACTAACAACATTTGTGCTCATTGGCGCTTTGTAGATGAAACTACTGCTCGCAAATCTGCTGATAAGATATACCAAATGTTCTGTGAATTTAGGACCAAAAGAGACTTCATTGGTATGGATATGGCGCGAAAGTTCTTGGAAATGGGTTTTACGAGAGCACGTCGCTATGCAAATCACTCCAGTGGAAGGAAGTACGATAAAACATCTGGTAAAGTTAGACCCCAGGAGAAAGATTGGCGAACCTCTACCAAAGCCAGAAGTGCTGCTATTTTTAAGGAAGTTAGAGACAAAGCTGCATACGATACTGTATACCAAGAAATGAGAAAAGAGTGGAGAAAAAGTGAATGAAAAAACCAGTTCGATAACCTGCACAAGCCCCCTAGATTTCCGCCCGTTTTCCTGTATTCTATAAGAGTCAAAGGGATTCACCCAATGCTGGTTAAACTTTCCTTTCCTTCCAAATCCAAGAAAACTATTTGCAAGGCAGTTTATGAGTTTGCAGACTGCCGATCTTTGGAGACTGCTATTGCAACTTTGAAAGCAACTCAAGCAAGAAAAGCAAACAAATCTACCACAACTTTTGAGGTGATTGAATCTCATAACGGACCAATTTATCGGTGGGATTCTCATTCCAACAAATTTATCAATGAGCGTAAACAAAATGATCGCAGCTATGTTGAAATGAAGAAAGCACAATATCGGGAGGAAAAACTGAATAAAATCAATGCAAAGATTGATGGGTTTTTTGATACTATCGAAGATTTTATTCTTTTACACAAACCCATGTGCCAGTCCCTTAAAGTGTCCACTATCTGTTGAAATGGGTCCATTTTCCTGTATTCTATAAGAGTCAAAGGAACACACCTCGCAAATGCTCAACTCTCAAGCAACTTCCGCCGCTGTTTACAAACAACTGTTTACAGGTGCTGAGTGGGATGCAATCGCTTTCGCCATGAAAGATTATGGTGATTTTCATGGCGGAATGGATGAAACAATCGCCAACAATGTTCAGGCAAAGATTGCTAAAATCTTTGAACTGACTGCCGATTGATATGGCGAAATATGATGCAAACTGGTTCTCTCAATACAACAAAATGATCAACAATCCTTACGTCGAAAATCTTGTAGCAATGGGTTACGATCGCGCTGATTGTGAAACAGTTGCAGCTGCAGGAGTTGATAAGACTTTCCCAATGAACATTCATGGGAGAGTTTACAACACTCAGGAGGAGTATGATCAAGCACTCCACGATTTTCTCAACGGTCAATGATTTCAAATTCAATGTTTAACTCTGCTCTCAAGACTCTCCCCAGTTACATCAAATCTACCGATGCTGATTGGGGTATGGTTTATGATTACATGGAGTCAATGTGTGGTGATCTAAAAGATTATCATTGGGAAGAAGTTGCTCAAGTCTATCGACAATTCATCAACGATTCTCGCTACTGATATGGAAACAACGACTGCAACTTACAAGATCGAAATAACAACAAACGAGGGATCATTATCATTCCTCAAAGTGATGCCTACCAAACCAAAGACACATAAGGGCATTAGATCACAGAACACAAAGTTATCAAAATGGGTAG